GTAGCCATTGCAACGACGATAGACCCGAATATTCCCACCGCCCATTGCAGTAGTTCGTACTGAGCAACGATGTTAGTGGAGGCGACTATTTCTTCGGGGGTCGGCATATTACAGTATCTCGATGGTTGCTGTGGCTATATTTGCAGTTAAGCGTTTTCCTGCACGTATGGCGTTTGATCGGGTTGAATAAGCCTCACCACCATCGGCTACGATCTTCCCATTACGGGCAACGATGCGGATATACCACCCGCCTTTTTTGCCTTTGTAGATTTGGAGTTTGTGCTTCATTTCGCCTGAATGTTTTTCGTGTACTTGGTCTGTCCTGATGTCTGCCATGAGTTCAGAGCGGGCATATAGGGAGCCGCGCCGTTCCACCATGTAGCGACGGTTGGATCGAAGGTGGCGGGCATATCCTGAAACTCCCAACGTCCGGCAGAACTCACGTTCTGAAACTTAGTTCCTGATGTCAGATAAGGGATTCCCGACACGACGCATTTCGCATAGCCGTCAGATTCAAACTTCACGAGGTTGCAATCATATTGACTGAACACCTTCGACACATAAGCGTAGCCGTCTTTCAGCCTGATGTAAACCGATGCCACCGACTGCTGTTGTTCTATGTGGCAGTTGGTCATGGTAAAGTCCTTAACCACCGTAGAGCCGTTGTCATCGAAATAAACCTCGTACTGCGGGCCAGCCTGAACGCCTTCGAATATCACGTGGTCAATAACCAACCCGCTTACTGCCGTCGCTTTGATTGCGGCGAATTGACCGGCTGAATGCCTGAACTTACAATCCCGAATAACCGAATGGTTTGATTGCGAGGCTGAGTTACTGCCCCCACTGAAGCGGGCATAGTCAAGGTCGATGCTGATAATGTTCTCCCAAAAGAAACACTGCTCTATAATTGTACCCATCGTCCAACCACCGTAGTAGGCGGTTTTGAAGTTGGAGAATCTGCACCCTTCGATCTTCGCCCCGTACATCGCCTGTACTGCGATGCCGACATTATTAGCCCCGACGAACTCTACGTTCTTCACACGGAGTTGCAGGTCAATGCCTGCATTTGCTTCGGATAGGGAGGCGTAAGAGCGGACAATCAGCGTGTCAATAGTTGCCGGGCTGATGTACTTGAATCCATGCCCATCTATCTCTAAAATGCGGTTATACGTTGCGGGAATACGCCACTTTCCCCCAGCAGTAATATCGGCAGCAAGGTGGATGGAGCGCACGGTAGAAGTTGCGATAGCGCTCGAAAGTTCCGCCCATGTCGTTACCCACCGAACGCCACCGACGTTTCCCGATCCGCCCGATGTCGGAGGGCATGAAGGGCATACACCGTCGGCTCCTGTTGCACCCGTATCGCCCTTGTCCCCCTTCTCCCCACGTATCAGCGTCACGGGTTTCCATCCTCCTGAGTAGTAGTATTGCTGACCGTTCACGATCAGGATGTCCCTATTCTGAATGAAGTTCGGGAGGGTTCCACTCGGCAATACCGAGCGGGTGAAGATGCGACCTTGTGAAAGGTCTTGAGCGGATACCTTTGTGAAGTAGGATGCCATGACGATTAGCAGTAACGCCAATCCTAACACGGTCAAAATTCTCTTTTCAGTTTTGATTTCTTCTTGCGTCATATCTTTTAGTTCATTGGTGGTTCGAATCGTACACGGTTTGAGGTCGGCACAGTAGCAGTTGCCCAAATATTCGGGAATCCTACGGTGTCACGTACATCAGCCGCACTTGTCGGGTTCCCCTGTAATGTTACATTCTTCATGTCCCATGACGACTGCCCTGATCCTGTGTTAATTTGTTTTATCTTCCAATTCGTATTAGTCAGGCAATCCCGTAGTACGATGTGATTAGTGCCGTTTGTAGATTCTGATTCCATCAGGATGACGTTAGATCCTCCCTGCCAAAACACTTCGGTAGCTTTCATGGTGAACGGGTCGGAACCTTTCACGCCTATGATAGCATTTGCGTAAACGCCTGATGATCCGATCTCGGCATGAAGCACGTCAATACGGGCGTTCTTACTTACGGTGGTCACGCTGTTATCAATGTAGATGCCATATGCCCCGTCCGTACCTTCGACCGTACAACGCTGAAACCACGTAGAATCAGCACCAACGACCTTACATCCAATCTCGGAGGCTCCTACTGTCCTGAAACGGCAGTTCATGAACATGGGCTGATTTCCTGCTGTGGAATATCCCGCCGAAGTCCACCAACCTTTGTCGATCAATACGCCCTGAGTTGAGCAGTTGACCGTGCATAGTTCGTTGTAAACGGCATTGAGCAGGAAACCCGACTGCCAACCTGTGGCGAAGTCGTCAATCTCGATAAATTCAATGATAGCCCCACGTGTCGCACCGAAGCGAACGGCGGTGTTTGATCCCGTGCCTGTGATCTTGAAGTTACCGAACCGCCACCGGTTATCAATACAACTGTTATCGGCTTCGGTCTGATCGGTGATGTCTGAACTGAAAGCATAGGTCTGCGACCCCGTCACACGGAACCGACACCCTTCGCCGTCGAAAACAAACATCTGCGAATCCACATTAGAGGAAACACCCGATTTGTAGGAAGGCACGTAAATAGTACCTCCGTTCAGGACAAATGCCCCGTTTCCGGCAGCTAACTTCCTGACCCTGTTTGTACCGTTCCGCAGGGTTTCAAACGCCTCCTGAATGACGACGGTATCATAGTCGGTCGAAGATGCTGTTATTGATCCCCACTTGGCGGCGGTCAGTGGCCATTGCGTAGCGGCTGATCCGTTGCTGTATCCAAGAGAAGCAAGCGTACGGGCTGTCCCCGTTCCTACGGTATTGGTTCCATCTTCAAAGTCCTGAAACCTGAGTACATCCCCACCCGTCACCGTAATGTTTTGGGTCACTGTGTTAGTCTGCTCAAGGATGGATTGTACGGTTACTGAGCGGTCAACATATCCACCGCCCGAAGATCGGGCAACCCGCAGTAAGTCCGTGCCTACTGCGGGGCTACCCGCTGTGAGTTCTGAAATTTTCTGTCCCATTTGGTGAGGGGGTTGGTTTGGGGTTAGGTTTCTAAAAGGGCATATTCGCCCGATTCAAGTAAGGCAGGCAATCCGTCCTCTAAGAGTTCGAGATTGTCGCCAGCCTCAACCCCCTCTACGTTAAAGGGATGTAACAGCGGTCAAAGATTCCGTCAGGCACGTTGTAAGGGCGTGGTGATGATGGTGACTGCCATTTAACCGTTCCCTCCCAAACTACGTTAGACTTTAAGTCGTCCGCTACGGGGTTTTTGGGGGTTACCGTTACAGGTTTGCCAACAGTGTGAATCTTTGATGATGTACGGTAGATGATCGTCCACTCCGAAGCGGCACGAAGACCCTCGTAGAAGTCCCAGTTCTCGGCATAGTTCGGGTCTTTGAACGTCAGCACATGAGATGTACCGCCGTTGGTAAATTCACGATCCCCGAAACCTGCAAGCTCAGAGGTCGATCCGCCGTCGTAGGAGCCTTGTGTTTCCCATATTACACGAATGTCGCCCGTTCCAATCCCGGTATTCCACTCGGTAGGGCTTGTCGGATCGGTGAATGAGAACGTGGTTTTGACGAAAGCAATGGAGCGCACCCGCCCGTACTCGTAGTCGGGGCATGGTGAGCAGGAGTATGTAGGTAAGACCCCGCCTGATCCGCAGTCGGTGCCACCTGATGGATAATATACTGACATAGCTATGTTTTAAGTTTTAACACTCAAGGCAAGAGGTTAAACAATTTACATTGTAGTCAGATGTAATTGTGTAGTCAATGGTCAACAGGCATTGGTGCATCCTTACGGGGTATGTCTCGGCAGGTAATCTGTATTCGTCCTGCCATATACCAACGCCATCGTAATTATCTGTTTTGGCTTCTATGGTCGCCCCAAGTAGCCCACTGTAAGGGGTCAGAGTTGTTCCCGTGAATTGCTTATTCAGGGAGGATCGGATCATGAACGCCAACTGATACTCATTTAATCGGGTGCGCTGTTTATCGGCAAAGCAGACGATGCGCATAGTAGCGACCTCCCTGCCGTTTGTAATACCGTCCCCGTAGTTCAGTGGGGATTCTTCCTGATTGATCTCAACCACCCTGTGATATATCTGAACGCTGTACCTGTCGTCCACCCCCGTGAAGGTTGAGTAATCACGTGTATTGACTAATACAGGAATCGTATTTTGTTCTTCGTCGTTTCTAACCTGTAGAGCCGATAGCCCCGATAGTTGCTTCACAAAGCGATTGCCGTCGATGAACTTACCGCTATCGAGGTCAGCATTAATCAGGTCAACTATTTCAGCGAGGTATGGCATCAGAGGTTTTTCTTCACCCAATCCGTTACGATCAGGCTAACTTGTTTTTGTTCATCAGGGGTCAATGCATAGACCTTCCCGTATCGTTCTTCATTCCACTCGGCTTTATCGGCATTAAACTGATTGGAGAACCCCAATCCGTAACTACCACCGAGGTTTATGACTTTAAAATCGTTTTCCATTTGTCCCGTTAGCGACAATATCACCTTTCGGCTTGCCGTACGGTTGTACGGGGCTTTCATGCGTCGTTTCAGGTACTCGTTTGAATAGGCTCCAATAGGGCTACCTTTGGCGTTTGCGCCGTCCTCATGAATGCGGGTCTTGACCTCTCCGAGCATAGCGACCGCCACTGTCCGCAGTAGGCTGTCAACCGCCTGTGGTGAGGTGATGGTCTTGAGTTTATCACCCAAGTATATGCTCACGGTCATACTCATTTTTTCCCTCCCCTGCGACCGCCTTTGCAACCGCACTGTTTTGTTGTTCTCATGTTAGTAGAATCCGTTAGTGGTTACAACTTTCAGCGTGTCCCCGCACTCGATGCAACAATCGCAGTCGAGAGAGATGTTATCGCATACAATGTTCAATGCACGGGTGTACTCGCCAAGATACTCCTCTCTGAGTTCTTTGGCCTTTGTACGATCAATGGTAGTATAGCTGTTGATCTTTGCGCTGTAGAGCAGTTCGGTCAGGAGTTCGTAGCCTAAGCAGAACCAATACGCCCGTGTGAACGGCTCTTTATTATTACATACCAACCCCTCCCATCCGCAGTTGATGCTGAATATGCCTGACATTCCGTAGGTGTTATCCGCACGGGTCAGGTCAGAGAAGGTGATAGATGAAGTTTCCGATGTTGATGCTCCCTGAATACCTGCACCGCAACACCCTGCAATGGTACTGTAGGCGGGGCGTTCAAGGTCGTACGTGGTGAGGTCTTGCGTATTGATGCCACAGAAAACCCGCATAGGTACACGGTGGTATCCTGCGGTTAGCTTCTGCCCTACGTTGATGGTATTCCATCCCGTTGCAAGGGTTACGGTAGTAGTCCACAGTTTCGCCCCTGTCAGTAGATCAAATACGGCGACTTCACGCTGTTTGCCGTTGTCGGCACTATGACAGTAATAGTTCAGGGATTGCAGACTGATGTAGGTCAGAGGCGATGGTACAAGCGTCGAATCGGTCAGGTCGGTAGTGAGTTCAATCGTGAAGCCCTTAAAGCCTCCTGTTGATGCCGTTCCCGAACCTGTCACCTCCTTACCGATGGTGACCATCTGATTGGTGGTGTTGATCCTGTAACGCTTGGTGAACTGATCCCTGACATCAACCGAAAAACGAGATTCAGCACGGGTCTGAATGAGGTTCCACATCTCTAAGAACGTGGCGGTTTCCTCTGTTGTCAGCCCTGTAAGCATACGTAGGCTGACCCCTGCGAGGTCATTAATATAGTATCCGCTGACGGGTGTTGTAGTAACGCCGCAACCTCTTAACCCGATCCAATCCCGTAGGCAGTCCATAGGCTGATTTTATTAAGGGGTTAGCCCGTTACAGACTAACCCCCTGTTATGAAGGCTTAGGAATTAGTAAGGCTGTAAAGGAGTGAACCGTTAGAACCTTTCAGGCGGTCAGCACCGTCGAAGCTATCAGAAGGAGTGACGAAAAGATCATAACGCTTCTTAATGAAGATAGCCCAACCACGACCTGTGGCATTGGATACGTTGATGTATCCTGATGACAGCATATCGGCGTTGGATTCAGGACAGTCGATGTACTTCATCTGAATGTCGAAGGCCATGTTACCGAGGCCGTTCGGTGTCCAGCACTGTACACGTGGATCGTAGAAGGTAGCAAAGGTCGAACCTCCTTTTTCTCCTGCAAAGGAACCTACGTTATCAAGGCGTTCGAGCAGGTGAACAGAACCCGGTGCGAACATACCTACGTAGTTCGATCCCCAAGTAGTTGCTGTTTTAGCTGATGGGAAGAACGAGAAGTTCGCCATATCCATCATGCGCTGAGCATCGAAGGCGGTGCCTGTAGCCTGTAGTGCACGTGCGCCTGATTGCAGGAAGTAGCGGTGCATAAGACCGTTCAGCTGACCTACGAAGATCGGGTTACCACAGAACTCGTTTTCGGCTGCATCACCGAGCAGGCGGGTTATGCCTGTGCTGAGGTCATTTAGTGTTGAGTCCTGTTCGATGTTCACGGCAACTGCTGTAGCAGTTCCTGTAGCGGCGTGCTTACCCCATTGGGTATTCATATCAGTAGTCAGGACGGTTTCCATCTTCTGATAAATGCCATTCAGGGCGTGCAGGATGCTGTCAAGGTGTTCGGCCATCATTGCGGTGGCAGGTTGACCGATCATAACCGAGCGGCTTGCATCTTCGCAATATTGGCGGATGGTGTCGTCCGATTGCCAAATACCGATCTGTGCGATGTTGTCAACGCTGACCGATGTTTCTTTGTAGGCAGGAACGAGGTCAATCGCACAGGTGTCTGTGGTTGATACCTGTCCCTCTGTGGTGCGGACTTTATATTTTACTGTCTGATCCCGACGGTGGCCGTTGCGATATGCGTCCTGAAGGACGGTCGGGCGGTTCGGCTGGGTAATGAGCATATTGAGGAATCCGGGAACTGTAACTTTCATTCCGGGATAATTCTGACCTGCAATCGACTCTAAGTGATTGAGCAGGGCGGTACAATAACCTAATGACATGATTTTAAGGGGAGTTTGATAGAAATTGCGCTCGTAAACTATGCGGATTCGCCTTGTGTGACTTTCGTCCTATCAATATGGCTTGCGCCCAAACTCTGCCTTGAGTTGGGCAAATATAATAACTTTTTACAAAAAACAAGTGGAAATGATAAAAAATTCCCCGACCACTCGCGATGATCGGGGAATCACTAAACATCCATGAAAACTCACTATCTTAGTGCAATGATAAGCATACTATTCAATATTTGCAAGTCTGTGGAGGATTTCAGGATATTGCACCGCCTGAAACTTGCGGGAATCAACTGCCCTGAACACGCCCCAAAACTACGTTTTCGCCGTTCTCGTAAAGACAGTCAAACCCCTGCGCCAAAGCCTTGATTTCCTCTTTGCGGTCGTCATGTTCAACGACCCATAGATCAACCTCAGGCATTTCAGGGAATATCTTCATAAACAGTTCAGCGGATTGCCCCTCAATATCGAGGCTTACCATATCGAAGGTCTTTCCGTACACCGACAGGATGCTGTTATAATGTACAGGCATGAGCATGATAGCTTCAAAGGGTGTCAGTGCCTTCCACTTCTCAACGTGCGCTGTGGATGTCGTAGCGGTCGCCTGATCGTTGTCGTAGAAGGGTATCATACCAGTAACAGGCTCATGAACGATACACGCCTGACAGATATGGGCGTTCAGTCCTTTCAGGTTGCGCTGACAGGCGGCTACCATCTTCGGGGATGCTTCAACAAATATCCCCTCCCATCCTTGTTTCATAAGGGCGTGGGTGTTACTGAATGTCATGCCGTCAAAGGCTCCGATGTCGAGTAGTTTGCGCCCGTGTCGTGGTGGGTGCTGAGTGAAGTAGTTAAGAATGTAGTGTTCTTCGTCGTTTTGGGAGTATTTCATACCGTATATATCTTTGTTTGCTTTATCTTGGTGTTCGTAATATATGCCAGCTCCAAATATAAATTTTGACATTTATCTATGTGGTTTTAGTGTAATTAATTGTATAAACACCAATGTAACACTAAACAAAGAAGTCAACCAAAATATGTCTTCAAAACCAATTTCTTTTGGTGCGTCATGTAAATATACACAATATGTAAATATAATCGCCAAAATTATTTTGGCAATCATTTTTATAAATCCCATTGCATCTTTTATCATGCCCATATAATCAATTCCAATTTGTTGTTAGCGTATCCGAGAGAAAACCCATCAGATATTAATTCGGTTTTAAATGCTTCTATATTTGTTGCCTGAAGCGACCTAACTGAAATCATTGTAAAACCATATTTTGCATATCGGTTCAACTCTCTCCTTAATTGCAAATATGCAATATGTTTAAGCACCCTGCTGTACAATTTCATACCGTTGCCTCCGATACATTTTCATCATAAACATAGGTCATCATAAACTCGTCTATGTGGTAACTTGTTTTAGCACACTTATTCGCCTGTTCAGCCCAAGCCCAATCTTCGCCGTAGTTGCTGTTGGGGAAGGTACAATGTTGTACGACCTCCCTGCGCCAAAAACATACGTGCCATGGCGGGCGGGTGAACCCGTCTTTATTCGGCTCCTCATTGACCTCATGCCCGAACTTGAAGGTTAGCGGGTACAGTTCACCGTTGATGGATACGTGTTGATTGAAGGTGATGACATCTGACTTAATACTATTTAGTATTGTTTCATATAAAAAATTGATGATGTATTTCTCGTTTGGCTTATCGTCATCGTCCATAAACGCAATGTATTCGCCCTGTGCAAGGTTTAACAATGCCTGTCGTTTAGAACCAATTGAGCGGTGTTTATTGTCGGATAGGATTAGTATTTCAACCCGTGATCCGTACATGGATTCATTGCATTGTCGTTGCAACTCTTTCCATAACGGCAACAGGTGCGATTCAAAACGGGATGGGATGGATGGGATGAGGATGGATAGGAGTGGTTTCATCGTTCGTTGTTTCGGCAAATTTAATAAAAAACCCCACACCTGCAAGGCATGGGGCTATACAACGCACTAATGACAACGACACTATTTTTGTCCCTGCAAATCGGCAAGGGCTTGCGATACCTGCGACTTGGCGGCGGGGGCTACCACAGGCGTAGGTGTAGGGAATGCCGGGTTAGGTTTCGGGTTAGGGTTTGGTGACGGGTTAGGATTTGGCTGACGCACCTTAATCATCTTCGCCTCTCCGACAACACTGTCGGCAAAGGTTTTGAAGTCAACTGGTTTGTTATCAACCGTGAAAGGCAGGCTGTCATCCGTAACGCTCACAAGGGCTACGTTTCCATCCTTCCAAACCAATTTACCGCCCTTTTCGGTCAGCTTGCGTTCAAAGGCAGTTTTAGCGGCAAGTTTTGAGATTTCAGGGTCGATGCCTTCCAAAGCATAATCGTAAGACCCGAAATGTGCATCGAGTTTGTATTGTGTCAGGGTCGCAATGGTTTCAGCGTCTTTGGCAGATAACTGCTTCTTAAAGCTATCGGTTTCCGATGCGAGTTTTTGCGTGAGTTCTGTAATCTTCTCAACCAACTTAGCCTTTTCACCACCGACTGCGGATGCCGCTTTTTCTTTTGCTTCGGCAAGGGCTTTAGTGAATAGCTTCACACGCTGATAGGTCGATTTCTCCTCTGTTATTACTTTCTTTGAATCGTCGTCAAGGCCGTACTCGTCGAGTAGCTCTTTGATCGTTGCATCTACACTTCCGAGGGCATTGCCCTTAAAGTATTGACTGATTTCGCTGTTCACCTTTGCTTCCGATACGGTCAGCAGATTCTTGTTTACTGCCGATTTGAAGTCGTCCGGCAGGTTGATCTTTGACAGTTCAGGGTTGCTTAACAGGTCTTTGATGGTGTCGGAGCCGTATCCAATACGCTCCGCTGTTTGTGAGATAAACTCTCCGATGTTCATGCTTTTTTCTTTTTAGCTGGTTTCTTCGGCACATCGTTCGTTATAATTGTTTCTTGATTGAGAACCTTGACCCTCACAGGTTTCGGGGATTCGCCTTTTGGCAGTATCAGGCATTTGGCGGTCAGTCCCCGCTTCTGCAACAGGTCAATGACGTTGTTGTAGTTTTGTTCTGGGAAATCGTACCACCATTCGCCGTCCCGCCATACCGATAACATTCCTTTGCTCATAGTTCGTTCGTTTGTGCAAATATACTATTTTTCAAACTGTTTGCGTAAATCCTCAGGAACCAATACGGACGGTACGGCTGTAATTTGATGGTTGCAGCTATACCCGCCCCGATTCACATAGAAATTAGCGGTGTTTGTCCCTGCAATCATCCCCTGTGGCAGTCCTGTCTTATCATACAGCGGAATGGATTCACCACAGATATGGCCTTTCAGGAGTTCAGGGATTTGACTGACATGAAAATACGGCATACAGCCTTTCTTCGCCTCTATCATCTTCACGCAAAATTCACGTGATGTTTTCCGTAGGCTACCCGAATACCGATACCACTCAAGACCGAGATCATCCGAAATGACCTTGTTGTACGATGCCGAGTATTGATTTAGGGCATCGGTGGTGATCTGTTTTGAATAGCGCACCAGCCTGCCCTCGGTTTCTTTGTCGGTGGTCAGATAGCCCCTGACCTCCTGAATGAAATCTTTATACTTCCCTCCTGTGGTGATGTTCTTATTGAGAATCTGCTGAACGGGGGTGAGTACATTTACGTTCATGCCGGCCTCTCCAAGTGATTCAACGGTCATGCTGATAGCCTGTTTCTCTAACTCAGCAAGTACAGCGGGGATTTTGAACTGATCGACAGTAGCGGAAAAATACGCGTTCTGTAGCTTACCGATGTCCTCATAGGTTTTAACGAGTTCATTGAGTTTCTTCCCGTACTGACCATCGAATATGATCTGCTGAATCCGTTGCCTGATCTTTACTATTAGTCGAACATTCTTAGCGTTGGCTTTGATCGTCCCGTCCGAGTAGGTTTCCAAGTCCTTTGCCAAAAGTTCAATTTCCTGCAATACCTTGCGCTCAACGGCAGGCATCGACTTATTGAACTCCGTTATTCGGGTTTCAATCAGGTCTTCAAGGTCTGATATGATCTTATCGGGGGTCATTGCGCTGGTTCAGCCTGTATCATGGTCGACTGCATGGCCTTAGCCTTTTCGGTGGCATAGCCCTGCATGATCTCCCGCTGTTTCTCAACTGGTAGTAGGGCAAATCCCTTATTCTCTTGCATCGCGCGGTTCACGAACTCATTGATATTGGCGTGGATCACAAGGTCGTTCTGCGATACCGCCCCCGATGCCTTCATCAGCATAATGGATTCTTCGGGAACCCCTGCGAACGGGTCGAGTAACAGTTTAAGTTTGACCATATCCCTCACGCTCGGATCATTGGCGAAGCGTTTTTCAGCAAGGTCAATCTGAGCCGCATTAATGATGGCAGGGTCGATCTTGGCGTTAGACATGGCTGTGATCTCCTCAACCAATACCCCTGCGCTGAGCAGGTCGTACCGCTCAGGTACAATCACCTCAGGAAGCATGGCGTAAAGGTCGGCATCGCTTATGCCCAACGGCTTATACCGCCAATAACAGGTGTCGGTGATGATCTCCCCGATAATACGACAGCAGTCCGAAGCGATTGAATGAACAAAACTATACAGTTCTTCACGATCTACCTGTTTAGCAACGCCCGACTGCGCCAATGGAACATCGGCAAGATATTCCATTCCGATTGCAGCAAGTGCTTCCTTTATATGATCTTTCACCCGTGTATCCTGCAATTCTGCAATAGCGGTGTTTTTCTCCACGTAGCCCATAAACGGAGGGCTGAGGGGTGTTTCACCTACCTTCGGCATCGGTACTGACAAATGCTCATAGGGATTCATCGGTGCTACGCCGTTACCGTTACAGTCAGGGCATTGTACGGGTGCTGCGTTCTCAACAGGTACGCGTCCCTTTCCTGAGCAGGTTTTACACGCCTGAGGCTGATACGTCCACATCGTAGAGTGGATGTGTTGTACCACCTCGGCTTGCAGGTCGCTATATTCACGGGTTGCCTCATCGAGCATAGGAACCATCCCTGCAATGCGGGATTCATACAGGCTGTACCCTTCACGCTCGTCAACACACAGCCCCCGCATATTACGTACAGGCAGGTATCCGATCTCATTTACGACCTGGGCCAACTCGATCATCTTCGAAGTACGTGGATTATACTGAAACCACTGAATCACATCAGGCTGAATGACCATGTACCGCTTGCCGTCGTTGTGGCTGACGTTCTGCTCATCTTCGTAACGCTCGGTTTCAGAGGTGATGATGACGTAGTATTCGCCCTCCTTATAATCAAGAATGGCCTCAGAGGTATAGACCTGCGGGCGTGGTTTGTAGAACTCGTTTTCAGGGGCATCGAAGTTGACAGGCAGAGTTACTACAACAGCATTGGCATCAATGAGGTAATACCTGAAGGCTACCGCCCAAAACCAATTCGACAGGGAGCCGTATTTCGGGATGGCATCGCTAATATACCGTTGCAAGGTTTCCTCCTGCGCGATGCGTGCAGGGGCTTCTTGATCGAACTGTATGGAGTAATCAGGCGAACGGGGTATCTTCTGAAGGCTGTTATACACCTTCGTAAAGACGGGTTTAGTCTTCGGCACGTATATTTTCTGCCTGTACTTCTGAATATCTTTATTTTCCGCCGGGCGACGCTCCTTAATCAGATCATCAGGAAATTCACCTGAGGCATGGACATTAATAGCCTCAGCCATCTCACATGAATCGTGATAGAACTTATGGCGGTTCTTGCTGTTTTGGATGTATGGGTCGAGCCAGTTAGGTTGTACTGCGGGCATGGTGTTAGATGTGTTTACGCTCTGGTAATTCGTTCATTTTATGGCTTACCGTCATGGTCTTGTAGCCCGATAAATAGGTTACGTTATGGCATATTTCTTTGTAGATGTCGTGAATGCGCTTCGGGATGGACTTACCACCGAGTGACATCATAGCCCATTGTTTTTTCACGTCAATTGACGAATGAAACCCCTGTTCCTGAATATGCCAAAACACGGGTTTAAACGGTGTGCGGTGCGGGTGCGCCCCTGTGGCAATCATGCCGAGCATGAAGAAAGGTTCGTCAGGCTTATCCCCCGCAAACATCTTAGTGGGTAGGTTGCTATGCTGATAGGCTTCCAATGCTTCGGTGAACACCTCCATAGCCTTGTCGCCCTTCTCAAAGTAGATGAACTCTGATGATAGATCATACCAATACGGCACGTCAACCGATCCCGATTCAACCCACTCGGATATTCCTTTAGATGGGTCTTGTTTGCCTCTGTTAGCCATTGTGAACTCTACTCCCGCTAACTGACTGAACACGTGATCCACGTTGGCGAAAGGGCTGAATATGGTATCTGCATCGACAAAGATTGTCGCTTCGTATGGGCTGTACTTATACAGGTGATACTTTAAGGTCAGCGGGGTGCATTTACCATCGTTATAGTAGTCGTTTTGATCGGCATAAATGATACTGTCAAATACAGTAAGTTGCATCTGATCGAGGTGACTAATCCCGACAGGATCAGCAATGATCGTCATGGGAATATGCGGTGCTACCGCCCTAAGCGACACGGCAAGGTTGTAGGCAAACCTACCGTATAGCGGGTGACGTGTGGCAATGGTTACAATTCCTTTTTTCATTAGCAGTTCCGTTTGAATATGTACTTTTCATCAACCGCTACAAGGTCAATGCGTGACTGTGCGAGGTTGTATTTGTTGTCCTCCCATTCGGGTTTATATTCCTTTGTAGGTGCGTAGAATTGTACGTCGTCAATCAGCAGGACATCACACAACATCTGAGCCGAAATCGTATCATGCGTAGCCTCATCGACATAATCAAAGTGACAGGTTCTCACCTTTCCACGTTGACCAAATGACCGACCCCACACGCCTGAACTATACAGGTATTCCTCGCCTTCAATCGGGTAACTCGGCGCGAATTGCAGTACACGTAACCGCTGAATGAGCCTGAATACAGGAGCCGTAGTTGCCCCGAAGTAGAACCCAAGTTGATAGCCGTCAGCATATGCCTCAACCACCTTTGAGCAGTTCCATGCGGTGTCGTATCTGAAAACTGTCAGTGATGCGTAGGCTCTGGATTCAATGCCACAGATTGATACGATGCGCAGTCTGTAAACCTCTGAACAGTCAAGAGTCACGGGGTTGCCTCCGAACTCAATGGTTGATACATCAAAACACCACGTTACACGATCATCATATACCGTCCATGCGATCTTATCGCTAATGGCCGTGTCTGTGGAGTCAATGACTACCATGCTGATGTCTGACCCTGACAGGTCGCCTGAGTCGATGATGCCGTAGTCGTTGACATTAACGCTGTTGATACATCCGTCAAAATCATCAACTTTCCTGAATCTTAATTCGCCGCTCGTATCGGTAGGGGTACCGTAGTAGGTGAATGTCCCGTTGCCCTCTGTAGTACCTAAGTACACCCCGCCAAGTATGACCTCAACGCCTCCCTGTGTGCATCCTGTTATAGTAAATTCAACGCTGTGGTAGTTTCCGTCGGTTACATAACCGTTTGTATTAATAAGGTCGCCAAAGCTATTATCCTTTGAACAAAACTTGCCAATTGCATACGTAAAAAAATTATCAGTATTGATTGTATAATCCCACGATACATCAGATACAGTTTCGTCTGGCGACAATATTGCATCACGCCAGCACGATGAAACAGGGAATATTGTCAATCCTGATATTTCCATCGTGTCGCCAGATGTTGTAGCGGACGCATTCATGACAACTTCCAGTTTTGTAGAATTGTCGATGGGTATTAACACAAGATTGTATGTGCCAATCTCGCTGTATGTTAATTCGCTTTGCTCAAAATCCAGTTTGATTGTTACGGACGCCACACCTGATACGCTATCAATTGTAAACGCAATGTAATACGGGTATCCGGCAGTTAACGATCCGGTATTTACCGCAGTGCCAACAACACCGCCCGTTCCATCGTAAGACAAAATTCCGGGACTTGCCGATGAAAACCCACCAGAAACAGTCCATGAACTTATTGCTTCAGCTCCAGCCCCATCTGACATTGTAGGCTCACAGTTTACTGTTTCTTCGCATGGCAGCAGCTTCTGTTGCACACAGATCGTATCACCGTCGGCAACGATCTGTGAGCCGATACGGGTATCATTGTTAAGACAGTCCTGTGTTCCTATGGGCGATTCCCATATAAACGGCTGGTTAGGTATAAACTCAATGGGCATTTTGTCGGTATGTGTTAATGAGTTTGAATGATCCTACGCCTGTAGCGTGATTTAGTTTTACTTCCCTGATATACCCTGTTCGCACCTGTGATCCTGACATGGCGAAGTCAATGGATGAATTAGGTGAAGAGAGAATATCCTGCCACTGCTCACGGGTCAAAGGGTAGTCAAACTCGTATATGTTAATGGGGTAATCCCTGTAATCGTAATCTTTAAACACACCCGATCCAAGCGTATTGGCTGTACATTCCCAATATGAATTTGTCGTGATCGTTCCTGTTGAAGATAGTCCGAGACTGTCAATCTTTATAAATGCAACTTGAAGATAGTCGCCAGCGTTCATTACTACTCGTTTTGTCCCTGACAGTGGATAATTGCCAGTTCCGAATACCGTGTTATTGACTACTGTAATTGTTCTGAGCTGAGTTCCTGTACTGTCAAACTGTATTAATTCAACCGATAACTGAACGCGTGGAATAGTGCCGCCTGTGAATGTCAGTATGTTGACATCCATGAATAGACTGAAATCATATACGCCTGCATATTGCGCTGTGTATTTATCAGTTCCATCATAATAAGACCCTGTATTAAATGAAACATTAGTGTAGTCAAAACTCAGTACGACCACAGAACCAGCGATAATATTGTATGTTGACGCTCTGTATGCTTTAAACAAGCCATCTCCTGTTACTCCCGCCGCGTCTGCTATTGCCGATGGGAACGACCCGACATACCTGTCGAATATTGCCTGATTAGTCAACGTCTCATTGTAATAATATACGGGAGGGTCGAGACTAAGAAAGTTGGTATTTGTGGTACGTCCGTTGGATTCGTCAATAAGTGTGGAGTTAATCAGAAAAAATGAATCATCATTCTGATGACTGCCTACTATTGCCGTGCGTTCAATCGTGTTTGAAGAGCGCAACCATTGACCCATCAGTTCAAGTGTGGTGTCAATGTTGCATTCACCTGTCAGGTAGTATGTCTCATCATTGAACCCAACATATTTAATAGTCTCAGGGAATGACAGCGACAAGTCAGCATCCGTTTCAGTTGACCCTATGTGAACATTGGCATAGAGTTTATCTACTGCAAACTTACGTACCACCTCGTAGATATTCTCAATTGTCAGCGATGTACCAGCACCCTGAAAGTAACTTTCAAGTTCAATGCGAAAGACAGGGGCGGTGTATGGATTATCAACAGTGAACTGTATAGGCGCAATAGCCCGCAATTCATCAATGATATTCGAAAATGACATCTTAGGCCATGCGTTGGTAGTTGCTGTTCTTAGCCTGTATCCGTTAGTCACGCACAGCCCTTCGAACTCGCCTCCAATATCTAACAGCGTAGATGCAAACCCTACGCTATTATCAGTGATGAATGCCACCGCAACACGCATCACCTCATACATTCTGTACGCCTGTACGTTGTTTCTAAGCAGTACATTGTCAAGGTCATAAACGTCAAGGTTATACACCGTTGCTGCTGTAATGCTTTCAAAGTTCTTTGATACATTAACATCAGGCGTGAACTCTACGCTTTTGTTGTTGTAAATCTTTGAGTAAAATGACTTATCTCTAACCTTCACTGATGCCGTACACGTGCGCTCGTTAAATGTGATGTCGGAAACAAACAGTAGGCCATTGATGATCTCCTGATCTTTACCATCGACCCTATTATCCTGAACGCTTAACGCTACGATATTACAATAACCCTCAGAAGCTACGTTATCAAGGTAGGTATATGCTGATCCTACAAACTCAAGTGTCGTGAGTTCAGTCAATAGTACAGCCCGAAGTGTTTCATCGTACTTCAATGAACTTTCCAAGTCCTTCCAGTTAGAAGGGCAATCTACAAGGGTGTTATCGAAATAGACCTGTATCATCTCATGCGTGGATCGTAGAGTTTACCGATCTCTCCTGCTATCTGTTTGGCGATTACATTTGAGTTCTTAATATTCACCGTGTCGTTTGGCCTGAGTGATCGCAGGTCACGACTCGATATGGTTGCATTTACTGATGTCGGGATTCGACCTGATAGCTTATATTCAACAAATCCGTTAATATCCTTCGGGCTGATCCTGCCGTTGTAGATCGCCTCAATCGCCGGATGGTATGCCATGTTTCGTTCACGTGGTATTATCGCCTCGCCTCTGTGAGCTACGATAACCTGACCGCCATCTGCATCGACATTACCACCTCCGAGGTTTAGGGTTCCTTTCTTATACTTCGGTAACGGGGCGTTTTGGATAGCCACCACCTGAGCCGCACCGAGTGCAGTAATTGCCGCAATCAGCGGAATAGCCGCAGGAAATCCAACCTGCCCGGCAGTAGTCATTACCGATTGAGCCGTTTTTATGATGACCTGATAAATTGCAAATTCACGATCCTTTTCAGCCTGTTGGCGTTTGATCTTTGCAATCTCTTTCTGATACTTCTCTTCGGAAATCTTGCCTGTGCGTAAAAGTTCATCCTGCGTGGCTATGCGGTTCTGAGTTTCAATGTTATTGAACTCCTGCATAATGCCGACAAACTCAGAGGCGAGGTTCATGTAGTCGGAAACAATCGCTCTTTTTTCCTGATCGGTCAGTTTCTTTGTAATCTCTACAGGCTTAATGTCCGATGATCTTTCTTTGACCGTTGTCGCAATTACGTCCATCACCTCCTCGGTCTGCTTCTTAGCTTCCTTCGGAGTGCCAATAGGCACTAACTTATCAAACTTATTCTTGAGTTTATCGGCCTCAACTCCTGCTATCTGTTGCTCAAGTTTTACGATCTGACCAAGTTTAATTTTCAGTAACTCAAGTTCCTGCCCGTTTTTCTGACGTTTCTTAATCAGTGCATCTTCACCATCCTCTGTAGCCTTTCCCATTGCTATGGCCTTTCCAAGAGCCTGATCCATTACTTCATTGCGCTGTATCTGCAATTGAAGTATTTCCTTTTCAGATGCCCCACGTGCTTCCGCTTTCTTTATTTCGAAATCAAGTTTGTCGATACGCTCATCGAGTAATTTGTTGAATGTCGTTTCAAATGTTTTACGTGCAGCGTCTAAGTCCTCCCATTTTTTTCTCAATCGTTCTGATGATTCAGCAGCCTGATCGAAACTTTCTTCAAGTTCATAAAGCGCAAATGCCAATGCACCAATGGCAACAACTATTGCGCCAACTCCTGTCGCAGATAGTGCCGCGCCAAATCCAGCCGTTGCAGCCGTTGCCCCTTCGGTTGCTACTGTCGTCAACCCCAACACCAACCGTAATTGCCCGTACACGTCCTTTAGTTGCAGTACAGAGTTAATACCCTGCGTGAGATTCAGCACGCCCTGAAACTGTTGCGCTAACTTGGTGATGCGCTCGTTTTCTACACCGAAGACCTGTAATGCGCCCGTAGCCGCCTGAAACCCTCCCTGTATGCCTTGTCCTAACTTTACGAAGGCGTTTAGCTTCGCTTCTGGGTTCAGTGCATCTAAGGTGTCGTTAAGGTCGTTGATCTCATCCTTGATCTTGGCGGCTTTCTGCGCTGCTGTCTGCGCCTCTTTACTGAACGCCCCGAACTGTTGGGACATCCTCACAGCCTCATTCTTCGCCTCGGCTAATTGGGTCTTGAGCGACTTGGTTGATGTAGCTGACTGATCTAATGCTTTGGCAAAGGTCTTGGCATCGACACCCGCCTCCTGCAAAGCATCGTTCACGCCTTCCATAGCCGCGTCCATGTTCTGAGCCGATACGCCCGCCTTCTTGAGTTCCTGCTCAAGGGTCTTTGATGATGAGATCGCACCGTCAAGCTGCGATTTATCAACTTCGAACTTTATCTTAACGACCTCTGCCATGATTAGTAGATTTCTAAGACAATAACCAATCCCCCTGCACCATCACCACCTTTCCCCGATGCCGTCCCGTTTAATGATGCGTATCCGCCTCCACCACCTGCGCCGTAGTTGCCACCGTTACCGCCGTTGGATGATGGGAAACCACCACCGCCTGCCGTACCGATACCCACGCTTGCATTCAGGGATGATGAAAACGACAAAAACACCGATGCGTTAGCGGTTCCTGCCGTAGCCGATGCCCCGCCTGCGGTTAAAATACCGTTTTGATAGACACCGCCACCCGCGCCGCCTGCCGTTGATGACGTGTTAGCGGTATTTATACCACCGCCGCCACCACCGCCCGGACACGCCTGATTCCCCGCTAATCCCGATGTACCTGCCGTGCCTGTTGCATTGGTCGAGCCTGCGCCTCCGTTAGCCCCGCCAAGTGCATAGGCTCCGAATGTCGGGGTACCTGTATTGGGTGTTCCTCCTGTTCCTGCCGTTCCGTTTGTCGTAGTTCCGCCACTGCCACCCGTGCCACCCTTCGCAATAACAATTGCCCCAAATGAAGTATCTCCACCCGAAGTGCCTGTATTGCCGTTTGATGAGGTCGATGCCTGTGCTGCACCACCACCCCCACCCGTTCCGACTGTGACCGATACGGTAGCCGCTATGTCGTTAGCCGATAACAGCCTCCATACGATAGCCCCGCCACCTCCTCCGCCACCGCCAAAACGGTTTTCACCCGCTGCGCCTTGACGGCCTGAGCCACCACCACCACCTGCACCAACGCAGGTAACAAGTGCGTACTTTAAGCCCGAAGGTTTGGTATAGGTTCCGTTTGACGTGAAGGTCTGAAAAGCCGTAGCGACGCCCGTATTAGCCGACAATACCTGCCACCCTGTTTCACGTGTCCATTCAAGAGTACCGCCAACAGGGATGGTGTACTTTACTACAGTATAATCCGTGCCTGATACGTCCTTAGTTACCGTGACGGTTACCGTCGCTGTATCAGCATTATAGATGCTGATATGCACTACCTGCCTATTAGTTGAAGCCGATGGTGCTGCAACAATATCGACGGGCGTAGTGCCATTCAATGACCCCTGACTACTACTCTGCGGGATGGTCATGCCTGTAGAGGTGATGTCCTGATAGCTAACCACGTACTGAGGATTAGTAGTGGCAGCAGCCCCCGACATGACGGCCTGAATCTTATGTGTGGTTGCGGATAGGTACATTACATTGTGGCTATGTGCGCCATGATTACGTTAATTGTTTCGCCTGATCCCGACCCGCCTGCATAGCCCTGAATGACCGCATTGATAGCCGTCACAAGGGCCGAAGCGGAACCCTCGGAAGGGATTGCACAGTCGGAATACAGGAACTTATACTGTTGGCGTGGTAGTCCCGTTTCTATCTGATGCGCAGTAAACATGACGTAATCACCCGAAGATGAGCAGGAGCAATATACTTTCTTGTATAGATACTCCCGCCCTCCTTCCGTGATCTTGATAATAGTGTCAGACTGTGATACTACGCTGTAGAGCATTACGTGGTGTATTGTGCGATGTCAGTAACAACAGAAGTAGCAAGGGCTACAGGTGAAGCCTGTGGAGTACCAGCCCATGAGAATACAGAATAATCGCCGTTGCTGATGGACAAGGTGTGATTTGCCCCAAAGTGAAACACGACAATGTTGGGTTGCAAACTGTCGTACACGCAAGTAAAGTCGTTTGCGTTAAAACTATAGTTTTGTGATGAGGTTACTACTCCGTTGTCTTGGATCACAACTCCAACATAAATGAAGGAGACTGCTCCCAATTGATAAGCCAATGTGATTTCGATTGATTTTGCCATTTTTTTGTGTTTTTATTGGTTAGTTTCTTGTGATTTTATGAACTCAAGTAGGAGTAGATACTCCCATAGCGTCAATCGTTTTGGGTCTATGCCGAATCGTTGACGGATTAGTATGTCCTGCATGAACCCTTGTTCGTTTACTCCTGCGAGGATAATTCCCGGATGCTCTTTAATTGTGATTCGATCACGTTTTGTTGAGCCGCCAATAGCGTCTTTAAACCTTCCTCTGATAGCTTCGGTAAGGGCAGCATATCCACGTGACGCTGCACTATAAAAAAAGGGTCAACGGTTGAGCCTGCCTCCTTCCAGCGTGCTATCTTGGTAGCCATGTAGTCGGGATCAACCATATACGGTGATTCATTCTCATCGAAGTACCGAACGGCGGCAAGTTTATAGATCATGTCCTCCGTTGGTACGGGGAAGTTCACCCGCTCTTTCAGCATCCCGACTACCTGAACCATTGCCGTGAGGTTGATCTCTTTCGGGTTGCGCAAGATGTTATCGAAGGCGAGGATGAAGTCAAGTAAATCCTGACGGTTCAGCCTCATGTCCCACTCATCGTACACCTGAATAGCGGATAACGCCCGCTTTGAGAATGTATTGAACACATCTTTCAGTTCGTAATACTGCACGCCCCTGTCAATGAAGGCAGGGACGATCACATGACCTTCCTCAAGGTTCCACACTTTCGGTTTAGGCGGTTCTTCTTTCTTAAATAGTTTCTTCCAATTTATCATAGTCCGTTTGCTGTCATATACTCGTAAATCTCTGCTTCCATGTTCGACTGTGCATTGCCGTACCGTAGTAACCGCCCTGCCTTGTCGTATAGTTTCCAGTTAAGGTTCGCCCATCGCTTTACGTACAATCCTGATGGATGTACCCACTTCTCCGCACGGTTAGCACAAGCGCACCAACCCGTATAACTGAATCCTAAATCGTTCATTCAACCTTTCGTGTTATTATCGTTGCAAGTGTCGCTAATGCGGGTATGTAGATCAGATACCATAGTCCGTTCTGCCACGTCAGGTCATGCGTCAACCAAAACGGCATGATGCTGTGAAGCGATGCCATACAGGTAGGGCAACCAAACACAGGTTTAAGCCAGAACTCAGGCAGTCGGTACTCTAACCACATCGCAGGGCGGGAAAGAATCATATCCTCTCCCGTTGCAAGGTATATCCCGACAATGGCGAGGGCGTTAATGAGTAGAAGCAGGACGAAGTCTATCATAGTGCCTCGTCGTTATTAATCACCAATTCAATGCAGGAGTAGTTTACATAGCCATAGGTCAGCGTCACGGGCGATCCGTTCTCTGTGATGGTCAATGTCATTGGGGAATTGTAGGGCGTGAATAGTCCGGCAGGGAAAGCGGTCGTGTCGATGGTCCCATCCCCGAACCCGTCAGAGGTGACAGCGTAGTTGTACTTCTTGCCTGATACGTTATCCGTAACGGTAAATACATAGTCCGTATCAGTGTCAAGTCCTTCGATTACGATGGTATCAGGACAGGTCGATATGGTCTGTTGATAGCATGACAGGCAATCCTCAGCATCTTCGGGGTTGACCGATGGAGGGCATAGGTTATTGTCCATGCATATTGATGTAGATAGCCATGAGGCAGAATATAATGTACCACTATCATCATACAAACTAAACGACACTATATCATATCCGTTAGGGGCATCAGATGTCGGGTCTGTTATTATTCCTGTGAATGTGATTGCGTATTCATCAAACCCAGAAACTGTAGTCTTAACCCACGTCATCGAGCCGCCGTAGTTAAACTCGTAAACTTCATCGCGAAGATAGTTTAATAGTTCGTCTATTCCTGAAAATGGTGAAGCCGATCCGCTGCTAGTCTGTTGGAAGGTTAAGAACCCGCCGTTGGTAAAAGTGGCTGATGTCGGAATCTTCAGATTGGCAATATATGAAGTAGCCATTGCATGATAACAGTGCGCTCATTGATCGTATGCCGTAGCCGATGGCAAATATAATCAGAAATTCGGGAAAACAAGGGGTTAGGCAATAAAAAACCCCCTACTGACATAGGGGGCGGTAGTTGTCGCACTGATAACATACTGGCCATTTACCAATTATTCATCTGTAACATGAAATATAAGGTTTCACTAACAGTATCGGGTAAGGTGTGTTTACTTCGCACGGCAACTCAACTGGTCAAGTTGGGTATCGTTGTCAAGATCGCAATTTCCATTTACTGTAATATCTAAGGCATCCATCCCTGTTATCACTATTGCTCTCTTTCTTTTCCATGCCCAAATGTAGCACTAAATATTGAATCTCACAAAATCACCGTAAAAAGTTTGCAGCATATACCGCAGGCAATCTGTTAAATCCTGCTCACGGGTCGGGTCTTTACGGTCTTTGATGATCTGTAGCTTGTTCTCCTTGTACTCAACCTTGCCGTTTTCCATGTCGAAGATCAGATCAGTACAGGACGGGTCGATAGCAACGGCCTTATGTTGCAGGATGGAGTTACAGAGAATGTAACTATCCTGATGACTGCCGTTTATAGCGGGCTGTCGCATCTGCGCTTGTGCGAGATTCAGTTTGTTCTGAATTACAGTGTAGTAGTTCACGTTCCCTTGCGTCAGGGCTGATCGATTGGCGCCTGTAGCGTCACCCGTCACCAAGTACAGGGCGGTTGGATAGTCAATAAGTATCCGATCACATAGCTGATAAATGTCAGAATCAGGTATCTTATAACTCCTGATAATCCTCAGTTCTTCGCCCACCTCCTGACCAACTACGCACGTCATGGGGTCGCAGTTAAAGTCGAACGACAGCATAAGTTCAGCCGTCGGGGTGTATTGGCAGGGTTTAACGTGGCGTTCTTTGTTGAACGTGTACCAAAAGCGGTTCTTTGTTTCGAAGGCTGACCAATCCCCCTCCACATAACGCCTGAATGTCAACGGGTCAAGCCGTGACAGGTTCTTCATGTACTCGGAATCCGAGGCCAACTCCCCGTTATCGGTAATAGTAGCAGGAAGGTAGTACCAATCTTCAGGCAAGGTTCCCGCTATGTAGCGGTCGTAAATCTTCTGTTTGACCCAGTTCTGAGTGGGGTTTACCGTTGCCAAAATGATCGGTTTCGGCATCGGGTCTATCCTCCACCTTCCCGCACGGATCAGGCAGATGTCAAGTAACCCCTCCTGTAACTCTTCGATCTGTTCAAGTAGGAACCCGTTCACCTCAAGACCTTTGAAGCGGTCGAAGTCCTTGTCGTTCTGATAATCCTCAGCCATGAACATGAGGCGGGAACCGTTGGAGAACGTTGCGGTCATTTCCTGCTGATTCCATCCTGACAGGAAGTTAGTCGGGCATAGCTTTTTGAAGGTTTCCAATGCCGTCTTCTTCAGCGTCGGCACCGAGTCCCTGATAACGCACCACTTGGAGTTAGGATAGACCTTACATAGAAAGATTAGATAGGCAATGGCCACGTATGACTTCCCGCCTCCCATCGCACCGCCATAGGTCAGAACGGTGTACTTCCCCGAATTACAGGCTTCTAAAAACTCGTCCTGTTTCGAGTATGGCTTAAAAAGTGATTTCTTTACCGCCAAGCGTGAATGTCTGTACTTCTTTGGTTTCGACCGCTGCCTGAATTTCGGTGCGGGCTAATTTTGGCACGATATATTCCGCAAGTGCTGCAATAATGGTCATGCGGTCTTTAGGAGGAAGTGCCCGTAAATCTTTTACCATTTCGTCAATACCATATTCATCCAAAAGTTGCTGAAACTTCTCTCGGATGGGGGCTGTAACCTTGTTTGGCGTGCCCTTAACACGACCCCCTACCTTTGGTGATCCTTTTGGTTTTGCCATACTACTTTAATCTACAATAGTTTACGTTAACTACTTAAACCTTTACTTTAACCCAATACACAGGCGCATCCTGATTATTCGGATCAGTCGAGATCAACTCATCGGTGATCCCATGTGCTTCCCGATACTCCTGAACAGCCTTACGAACCCCCGTCAATCCCCAATCATCAATGATGATGAACCCACCAACCTCCACAATTGGGTACAGGTGATTGAGTACGTGCATTGTAGGGTCATAAACATCCATATCCAAGCGCAGGACGGCAATGGATTTATGGTAATCGTTCGGGATGGTGTGCTGTACCCAACCTGAAACAAGTTCCCATCCAACTTCACCAATCCATTTGGTTAGGTTAGTTATAACACTTAATTCATCATGCACCGTTACACCCGAACTAACCAATAGTTCAGATTCAGGTACATTTACATCGTGCATTATCTTTCCAATTCCCGCTTGTTCGGTGTCGTTCTTACCGGCTAACTGTATGCCCTCAAACGAATCGTACCCGTATGGTTTGTTCTTACCACCAATAGCACGAAGCCCTAACACCATAGCCGCAAGGTTCGCCCCCGCAGCTATACCGCATTCCACAATATCCCCTTTTAGCCCCTTCCTGACAACCTCCTGACCAACCCAATAGGAATGATCGAAGGTTGTAGCCGTTGAATAGGCGTGATGTAAGATGTGCTTGTATAATTCGGATGGTTTCATTACATTCCTTGCATTAAGAAGATAGCATCCGTAGCGTTCGGGTCTAATGACATTAGCCCTGTGCAGTCATGTATCTTCAGTTTATGTTTGGCGGCTATCAGGCTCAATACCGATTGATCGTGTCGTGAACCCAAACACCGCTCGTCCTGTGATTCTGTGCGGTTGTCGTTATTCCAATGCCCCGTGAATAGGTGTGTATTGGCTTTCAGTTCCTCAAAAATACGCATTCCAACCTTTGATGCAAAATTAATTCCAAACAAACCACCCACACAATGCTTCTGCGATTCAGCCTCGTCCCGTATAAACCCGAACGCCTGTAGTTGCCTGTCGGTACACCACTGAGCATTTGACCATCCCCCGTTCAGGATGAAATACCCATCCCGATCAATGATGTCGAATATGGGCTTAGGGTCTTTGGCTAACCATCCCGAAGCATCGCACCATATTACCCGATCATAGCCCTGCCTGACCACATCGAGGCAGGCGGGTTTGAAGGCATACGGTTCGATGGCATGGGACTTACACCCCTCAGGATAGTAGTTGAACACCTGACAGTTATAGCCGAACTCGTCACATGACCGTTTAAGCCGCGCCGTGCCTTGCGGATACCAACCGCCCATGCCGAAGGTTACGATGGTGGTCATACTACGCCGTCGTTGAAGTGGCCGAGGTAGATGCAACCATAATTCCTGTTGTCGTCATAGGCAAACATTAAATCCATCGAGCCGCTTTGGCTGTCGTCATAATCCCTGCAAACCAATTCAATGTTTTTGTATATATCGGGGCGCACAACAGCAGCTCCTATAACATATTTTGGGGTTAATGCACTCACAAACTCAATCTTCTTGAGTTCTTTTTTCTGTTCGGCTTGATCGCCGAGTATAATTACTTTTGTCATCGTTCGTTTATTTTTTAGGTCTGTAAAGATAATAATAGATCGGATCATCCACGAAATACTCATCATCCAATATAAGCAATCCTGACCGCTGTAGCCGCATGGAGTAGTCCAAGTCTTCGCCATGCCTGAGCGGGTTAAACCCGATCTGCTGTGCAATCTTGGTCATGACGGGGTTCAGGTGGTTGGGAGGTCGGAAGTATTCAATAGTGCCTTTTTTGCGCCGGTCATACCACCGATCATGCCGGACTGAATGCTCAAAAGTGAACGGATTGCGCCCTTCGGTGGTGATGATGCCTCTGATTCCAATGACCTTTGCGCCCTGTTTAATGCCGTCAAATACATGGGTGAAGTAGTTGCGCCCTACCTTATCGTCGCTATCAATGAACGCAACATACGGGGTCTGTACGTTCTCCAATAACTGCTGGCGGTAATCTCCAATCGTGCGCCTGCCGTCGTTCGGTAGC